AACTTGTTTGCCTTTGTCATCAAACCAAGAATAGTAAGTAATAGACAATATGTCATCAAAAAATCTATTTCTTACTTCTTCTTCTTCGCTTTGATATGTATCAGGTAGATCTTCAATTTCTTTAATTGTATTTAATACCATTTCCTTTAATTCATCTTTTATTTTCATTTGTAACCCTTTCTTCTTTGTTTTTTATCTTTTCATTTTTAATAACTACTTCCAGCAGTTCTTTTATTTCCAAATTTCTCAATATGTTCATTGCTAAAGTAATATATTTTCTGCACTCTTTTATATTTTTTGCTGATTTATCTTTAGGATCTATACCAACTTTTTTATATCTATCAGCATTATTTACTAATTCATCAGCATAAACTGCTGAATTAATTGCTCTACCTAAATAGAAATCTAAATTTTTTATATCTTCAAAAGTTATTAATTCTAAACTTTCTTTTTTAAGTATTTTAATATATGTTTTTTCTTTCATTGTTTGCCCTTTGTTTATTTAATTAAATATGCTATTAAAAGCAGTAAGTTATAAGTTATGTAGAACAAGAAAGCCAACCCTATAAAATCTGATAAGTCTTTTAATATCTCTTTAATTCTTTTTCTTTTTTCTTCTTTTTCAATTCTTTTATTGATTTCTCTAGCACTAGAAAAAAGATCTTTATTTAAATATTCTTTTTGTTGAGATTCAACGGCTGAATTTTTATATATTAATGTATCTTTAATGTCTTTAATATGTTTAATGTTCATTATTTAACCCTTTCTTTATTTGGTTAAAAAAATCTAGAACTTTAGAACAACAAGAATTTTCACAAAATCTATACCTTACTATAAATGTTCTGTTTTCACTATTGCCTGTGGTTTCTTCTTCAGGTGAATAACCCCTAGAATCATTAAAAGTAGCTATTTTACTTCTTAGCTTGTCTAGGTGTAAAATTTCATCTTGAAAATTATTTTTAGCTTGTATTGACTGAATTAAATCAGCTATATCATCATTATTTAGGCTTAAATCAACATCTAACGGGGTTTTCTTCTCTATAGCTTGTAATTCATCAATTAAGTCTGTTATTTGTTTAGGTAATGGAATTGATAGCTCTTTTACCTTCCAATTCATGTTAGAATATTGATCCTGTTCTTTATATTCTTTTAGGCTTATTTTACCATCATTTAAGCATTTTTTTATTTCTTGTTCATTCATTTTAATCCCTTTGTTTGTTTAGTTATTCTTTTTAATAGAGTTAGATCTTTTTTAGCTATATCAATATCTCTTTTAAAGTTTAGAGAGTTTTTATTCAATTCTATGAATATTTCTTTAATTCTTATTATTTTTTCTAGTTCCATTTTAAACCCTTTGTTTGTTTAGTATGTAAAACTAGTAAAGACTTTTTTAGATCCGTCAACTAATTTTGATTTGTTAAGATCAGCACAATTCACTACAAAATATTTTTTTGATTCTCTACAATATGAATCCTTGATCCATACTTGAGAATCTTTAGCTACTTGATCTGATCCAATAGCTTTAAACATTAAGTAAGTATCATTTTTTAATTCTTTCATTGTAAGATCATCATTTAAAATTCTTTCTTGATAGTTCATTTTTAACCCCTTTGTTATGGTTTTTTTTGTCATCTCTGTAAAATTGGGGAATAATTACCACAATATCAAGCAATTTCTTTATGTTCCTTA